TAGTTGGGTTGGCTTGCATGCGAAGACGACGTAGTCCGGACTAACAATCACGGTATCCGGCAGCGCCGACATCACAATCGAGCCGATGTTGATGCGCATGGGGTTATAGGCAAAAGCGCCTGTCGGCAGGACGAGGTAGCGGGTGATTTCTTCGGCTATGACGTGCTCTTTCATCGGCACGAGGCCGTCCACTTTCGTCACGCCCATCACAGAGTCGCGGCCGAACCGAATACCGTTACGTTCATGAAGCTGATCGGTTACTTCGCCCAATTTGACCATCGGCCATGTGCCGCTTCGCTTATTGAGGCGACGCAACCCGTGAGCGAAGGACTCTCGGAGATGCCCAATCACCTTCTCCTTCGACGTGATCTGACGATCGAGCGCCTCTATGGCTCGGTCCCATTTCATTAGAATCGTTGAAACGAGAGCCTGTTCGCTCAGCGGCGGCAGAGGGATGGCAAATGAGGCCAACGTGCCCTGGCTCAAATTCGAGATGTTCGTGCCGCCTCCTTCGAGATGAAGCTGCCGCTTGAAGAGCGACGACTGAAGAACGCGAGCAAGATATTCAGAGCTTGTCGCCTTGGACGTAAGGCGTGCCCGGATCGTAAACCCAGAAAAAGTGATCGGAGCAGACCCAGGATAGACCAGCATGCAGCGGCCGATCAGCGCCTTGTTTCCGTTGGATCGTACAAAGAGCAAGTCGCCGTCACGCAGCAGATCCTCGGACCCTGTTTCTCCGTTTGGCTCGACCCACGAGGAAACGTCCTGCGCCTCAATGCGAGATCGCTGCCAAAAGTCGGCCACGCCAACGATACGGATCAGTTCACCGGAGCTTCCCTGGGTGAAGTTGATCCCATTCCGTAAGCTTACGATCTCGCCGAGCCTCTCCAGTGTCCAACCACGGGGAGGCAATTGAGGATGCTCAAACATCAAGTCCCAGCTCCCTCAAATGGCCGCGCATCTTGATCCGCAGGTCAGTCAATTCAGCTTCCAGCGAATCTATCTCCCTCTGTACGGCCGCGATGTTGACCTCCTTGGCCGCCTCGAAAGTGTCGACATAGCGCGCAATGTTTAGATTGAAGTCATTCCCGGCGATCTCTTCCACCGGGACCGACCGCGCATAGCGAATGACATCTCTGCGGTCTCGATAAGCATCGATTATGCGGTCGACGTATTCATCGGTGAGTTGGTTCTGGTTCTTGCCAGGCTGGTACTCATGCGACCCGTCAATGAACATGACATCGCGCCGCGCCTCCAACGCACCACCCTTTTCGCGCCGGCGATCGAAGAGCAATACGGCGACGGGAATGGACGTGGTCTGAAAGAGGTTGGGCGGCAGACCGATGACGGCATCGAGCAAATTCTCGTCAATTACGGCCTTCCGAATGATGCCCTCCTTGCCGCCACGGAAAAGCACGCCGTGGGGGACAACGACGGCAACGCGGCCCTCGCGCGTCTTCGCCGCCTCGACCATATGGCTGATAAAGGCCCAGTCGCCTTTTGATTTCGGGGGAACACCGCGAAAGAAACGACCGAAGCGATCCTTGCCAGCGTCTTCAGCGCCCCACTTGTCAAGGCTGAATGGGGGATTCGCGACCACTACGTCAAACTTCATCAAGCTCGCGCCATCAATGAGCTTGGGATCGTTCAGCGTGTCGCCCCACTCGATGCGGGCGCCGTCGATGCCGTGCAGGAACATGTTAAGCCGCGCGAGGCCCCACGTGCCGCGGTTCACCTCTTGCCCGAACAGCGCGAAGTCGGGACCACCAACCTCTTCGGCGGCACTGATCAGAAGTGAGCCTGAACCGCACGCCGGGTCGCAGATACGATCGCCGGGTTGAGGATCGGCCAACTTCGAGAGGACGCGAGCAACCTGACGCGGCGTGTAGAATTCGCCGGCCTTTCTTCCCGCCTCCGAACCAAACCGTTCGATGAGGTATATGTATGCCTCGCCGATCACATCCTCTGCGGTCTTGTGAGACTTCCCGTTGGCGGTAACGCGCGATGGTCGAAGATCGAGCTTGGCGAAATCCTCGATCAGCGTTCTGAGGCGACGGTTGCGGTTCTTAGTGTCGCCGAGCTTTGTCTCACTATTGAACATCACATCGGCGAACGCGTCGCCGATCTTGGCCTTGTTTGCTTCGGCGACGGCGTCCAGGGCTTGGTCGATCAGTTCGCCGATGTTGTCCGCGTTTCGCTGGCGATAGAGATCATCGAAACTTGCGCCCTTCGGTATGACGAATCGCTCGCGCGCCATCTTCCTCTCGATGCGCAGCTGGTTGCCCTCATAACGTTGACCAGCGTCTTGATAGTGCTCCTTCCAGACGTCGCTCACGTACTTTTGGAACAGAAAGACCAGGATGAAGTCCTTGTACTCGGACGCGTCGATGACGCCGCGAAACGTGTCGCATGCGGCCCAGGCGATCCGCTTGACGTCGTCTAGGGTAGTTTGCTCGGCCATTGCCTATTCTCCCGCACCCGTCTCGGCTGCTCGATTTTGTTTTCGTGCCGTCTCTTTGACTGCCAGATCGAATAGCCGCCCCCGCATTTCGCGAAGTCGATCCATTACCTCCGTCTCCCGCTGATCAAGACGAGCGATGTCGGCTAGCCTAGTCTGGCTGGCGAGATCGGGTAGGTCGATGTGCAGCGCTTCGATCGCATGCCGAGGCACCTGCGGGACATAAGTGCCGACGGCGGACTGCTTGAGGATCGCCTGTGTGCTGGGCGACAAAAGCAGCGCCGCCAGAAACTCTGGCGAAATCCGCCTTGCGTCACTTCGCAGGATGAGGAGCGGCGCGGCCGCGACGGCGGGAAGATCGGCCCCTCCAAATCGCCCAACCGAGAACCGAGTTCCGCGGGGCTGGAGCACCAGGTCGCCCACCTGCAGGAGAACCCTGCGCGAGCCGGGCAAAGCACTGAGTTTCGCGGCAGCTTCGATTTGAATGCCGCCATCGCCAGTCAGATCGCGGGCCTGCACGACGATGTGCGTGCCCTCGCGCTCCCCCTCAATTCGGGAGCGGAACGGTACTCCTGGCAGGATCTGAACCACGTCCGCGAGCTTCATGATCTTTCCGACGCCATGGGTTGGCTGCGGATAAATATAGGCCATCCCGCGAGAGAGTCAATCATTCACGCAGAAAAGGCTTGGCGGCATGTGAAAAACACGCGTGGCCGCTCTCAATTCTACGTCTCGTTGAACACCCGCTGTTCGCGCCAGTCCACGGGGAATGGTTTCAGCAACTTCTGGATCTGGAGGCTCGGAGCCTGGCGCCCATCTAGGATGGCGTCGACGATGTCAGGCGCCAGCAAAGTCAGGCGCAAGACGCGGCAGAGATATGACTGGTTTACGTGCTCGGTCCTCGCGAGTTCCTCGACCGACGCGAACCTACCGCTTTCGAGCTGCCGTTTCCACCGATGGGCGCGCGCCAACGCCTTGACCATCGTGTGGTCGATTCGACGTCGTGCTGGTGCGGGAGCCGTCGCCACGGGTGTCACGATGAGCTTCCTCCCGCCGTGAGTTCGAAACCTGAGCGGCACTCGGACGGTCAACGACCGTCCCTTCGGGTTCCGAGAAGCAGGGCCTGTCACGCTGCCCTCCGTTCGTGAAGATCGGCAAGGTCGCGGGCCAGATCGGCAAGCCCGTCGACGCGAAGCTCGATCTCGATGCCCTCGGCATCAACGTCAACGCGCTCGACCAGCAAGTGAACAATGCGCGCCTGCTCCGCAGGAAATAGTTCGTCCCACAATGGATCGAGCCGCTCCAGCGCGTCCCGGACTTCTGCTTCGCTGAGACCCTCGATCTCGCAGCGCGCGGCGCGCCAAGTTGCGACAACAATCTCTGGCGACCGGAGAAGCGCCCGAAGTTGATCGACCACCGCGGCCTCGATCTCGGCTGCGGACACGCGTTGAACAGGATCGGCATTGGCGCCATCCTTCAGGGTCGACTGGCTAACGTAGTAGCGGTACAGCTTCCCGCCCTTTCGGGTGTGCGATGGCGACATGGCGCGGCCGGTCGGTCCGAAAATCAATCCCTTCAAAAGAGCCGGTGTCTGCGCTCGCGTTCTGCCAGCGCGAGCCCGCGGGCTTTCTGTCAGCGCCGCACGGACCTTGTCCCAGAGTGCCTTGCTGACGATCGCTTCGTGTTCGCCAGGATATGCCGCTCCCTTGTGAACGGCATCGCCGATGTAGACCCGGTTGTTAAGCAGCCGATAGACAATGCCCTTGTCGATCGCCTTGCCGTATTTGTTCCTGGCGTTTTCGGCGGCGAGTTCGCGGGCGAGCACGGTCACCGATCCGCAGCGCACGAACCGCTCGAATATCCGCCGCACCAGTGCGGCTTCGGTTTCGTTGACGACCAGCTTTCGTTCCTTGATGTCGTAACCGAGCGGCGCCCAGCCACCCATCCAGATGCCCTTCTTCCGGGAGGCGGCAACCTTGTCGCGGATGCGTTCGCCGATGACCTCGCGCTCGAACTGGGCAAAGGAGAGGAGGATGTTGAGGGTCAGCCGGCCCATCGACGTGGTGGTGTTGAACGACTGGGTGACGCTGACGAACGTGACGCTGTGCCGATCGAACACCTCGACCAGCCTGGAGAAATCCATGAGCGAGCGGCTGAGGCGGTCGATCTTGTAGACGACGATCACGTCGACCCGACCGGCTTCGATGTCGGCGAGGAGGCGCTGAAGCGCGGGCCGCTCCAGCGTGCCGCCGGAGAAGCCGCCGTCGTCATACCGGTCGGGCACCAGTACCCAGCCCTCGGGCTTCTGGCTGGCGACGTAGGCCTCGCAGGACTCGCGCTGGGCGTCGAGGCTGTTGAACTCCATGTCGAGCCCTTCCTCGCTCGACTTCCGGGTGTAGACCGCGCACCGAAGCTTCTGGACGACTGGCTTCTTCATGTGCGGCCTCGTTGGTTCTTGAGGCCGAAGAAGACCCAGCCGTTCCACCGCGTGCCAGTGATGGCGCGCGCTGCGGCCGAAAGCGACTTGTAAGGCCGTCCCTGGTATTCGTAGTCGTGGTCGCGAACGGTGACGCAGTGCTCGACGCCCTGCCATTCGCGGATGAACCGCGTCCCGCTAATCGGCTTCTCCTCGGCGCGCGTCCGGCGGAGTACGATGTTCCCGCCGTCGAGTTGATCGCCCAGCGCCTCGAGGCGCTCGATCGTTTCGGGCTTCAGTGCGCCATAGGCGAGTTCCTGGATGCGATAGGCTAGGCGGCTTTCGAGGAAGCGCCGGTTGTACAGCGGAGGCTCGGTGTCAAACAGCTCGCGCCATTGCCGCTTCAGGTCCGGCGTCGGCGTGGTCTTCAGGGCCGCCAATCGGGCAAGAACGGTGTCGCTCACTCAACGTCTCCGACGCTCGCTTTCGGAGCGACATGACCGCGTTGGTCGACCGAGAAGTCGACGGAATTCTCTCTCCAGTCCTCAGATATCCGCCTTGACTGTCGGGCCCGCAGGCGGACCAGACCGCGCGCAAGAATCCAGGCGACTTCCGCGAGCCGTTCGCCGGCAGAGAGGCAGTCGGGCGATTGGGGATTAGGAGCGGCTGGAGTCGGCATGGTCTGGCCCCGGTGATTTCTCCGTCACATACCGGGAGCCGCGGAATACTGTCGGGCGCAGCGGGAGATTGCGCGAGCTACGCGACTCGTGGTTGAGTCTTGGGAATCCCTCCCTGATTCCCTTCAACTCTCCACGGCGGTGACCGCATGGTGGCGTTCAGTCTCAGGAAATTCACGAACCCCGATCTGCTGAAGACAATCACTCCAGGTCGGCTGGTCGCATTCCTCAATCCGTGGCGCGAATACCTCGCGGGCCGTGGCCTGGCTTTCCCTACCAATGGCGTTGGCGACATCGACTGCGACGCCCTGGCTCACATCCTCATGGACCCGGACGCCAGTGTGCCGAAGGACATGGTCGACGCGCTCTACTACGTGCACGAAACCGCTTCGGAGGAGGACATGGATGCGCTCCTCGACCTCGCCAAATCACGCAAGCTGGAAATCGAGCACGACCCGCATACGACGGTGGCCGATGTCGCCATCCAGATGTGGCTCGTCGCCCCGGATACCCTCCGGGAGCACCACGCCGAGGCCATCGCGTTCCGGCAGAAGAACTTCCTCTACTACAGTGGCGCGCATGGCGAGAAGCGCGACTTCCCCCCGGTCGGTGACGATCTCAGACTCCAGATCGAGGCCGCGCTCGATGACTGGTTCGAGGAGCACAAGCGCGGCCGCGGCTGTCGCATCTTCCTCTTCCCGCACGGCAAGAAGGTTTGGGTTCTCATTCGGCACGGACTGCCGATGCGCCGGGAAGCAAGCCAGCAAGTGGACGGCAAATCATCGACGGAGTTCTACCGCCCTCAGCAGCACGACGTCCTGATCTACAACACGTCGTCGGACGAGTTGGGAGTGCACGCGAACACCGTCGGCGAGACCAAGCTCTATCTTGCCTGCTTCGGGCGCCTCGTGTTCGATGACGAGGACTACTTCCCGCCGGCGGACAAATTCAGTCTGGACCCGCTCATCGACGATGGCGCCAAGTCATTGCTGTGCGAGGATGTTGATGGGCTGGAAGAGATTCGCCTGGTCGAGTACCGCCGCTATTGGGGTGGCGCTTTCAAGGAGATCGAGGTCCGCAAGGCAAGCGACATCTTTGCCGCCCTCGGTGCGCGAGAGCAGGAGCTTGGGTCGAAGGGAAGACTCGTCGGCGCGGTCTTCAAGGTAAAGTTCACCGACTCGTCAAAGGAGCGCTCCGTGACCATCAGGCCTCCCGGCAACGCCAAATACGAGCGGAATGAGGATAGCGAGCTGATCGAGGTCTGGCTGGCAAACCGCGGCTTCATTCTCGAACCAGAAGCGGAGGGCGATGACGACGAAGAAGCCCCTAGCGCGGTTCTGGAAAGCGCTTGACGAGATTCCGGAAGTAACGACCGACCGGCGGGAGTGGTCCCTTCGGCTTGGAGACGACTGGCCGGTGGCCGCCGTCTACCTGAGGGCGACGGGTCGCCTCGCCAAGGAAATCGCTTGCCCCTCGCCGGGTGGTGACGGCTGTCCCCGCAAGGTCGTGAAGCATGCCGACGGACGCTTTCGCGCCGTCTGCGGCAACAAGCCGGCTGAATGTGATCCGGTCGATCTGACGCGCGACGAGGCCACATGCCTCAGCCTCGATCGCGCAAAACTCGCGGCGGTGGTCGGCGCAATCTTCAACGCCGAGGGGGACGCCACCCCTCCAAGCAATGGCGCCGCCATGGTCGTCGGTTCGCATGGCGTGGCGGCCGGCGTCGGCATTCCGATCGTTCTGATGATTCCCGGCCCGATGGAGGTCACGCCCGCGGCAACGCTGACCGAGCTAGGCGTGGGTGCAGGTCCCGTTGCGGTCGCTGTGCCGACTCTTCGATCGATCCCCCACAGCCTCAAGGCTGTGCTCGCCGCTCAGGGCCACGCAGTCCTCGCTCTCACCGAGATCACCACGGTGAAGGATCATCGCTTGGTGGGCATCCGCCCCGCCGACGAGCTGCTCGCCGCGCTACGGGAGAAACTGCTGGCGGCACAGGCGCCGACCACATCTGGGCGAGCGTGGCTGTTGCCAGCGGACGCTCGTTGGGAGGACCTGACGTTTGACTTTACGGCGGACGAAGTCGTGAACGTCCAGTTCCGAAAGGAAACGCGGCGCTTCGAGCCCGAGCAGTTCGGCCTAAAGAACAAAAAGAATGGGCGGCCCACGTCCGGCTGGATTCTTCTCCGAAGCATTGCGCGGCAAGGCGGTGGCCTGACGTGGACGGACAGGACGGCTTCCGCGACGATCAAGAAGCAGAAGCAGCTTTTGTCCAGCCGCTTGCGAACGCTCTTCGGCATCGAAGCTGATCCGATCCCGGCGCGGGGAAATGCCTATCAAGCGCTCTTCACGATCCGTGACAGCACTCCTCAGGGCGCTCCAGCGCGCGCGGGTCGCCGGTGAATATTCACCGGGAAAATTCTGTCTCTCCGTAAAAAACTTCAGTTCATAAGCCATTGAATTTCATCTTCCATCGGGCGGTGAAGGCCGTCTGACGGCCTCGTTTTCGTCTCCCCCAACGAAGTTTCGCGAGTCGCGAGTGATCGGGCCCAAGCGCCCGCAACTTGGACCTTGGCGAAACCCTCATGGAGACCAGCAGTCGCGACGGCGGCATCGACCGCCGCGTCATGAACAATATCAGCTTCAACGCCCGTCGCCTCGCACGAGGGCAGACCGTCCCAGGCATGGCGGTCGAGGACTACGAGCAGGACCTCGTCCTCGATCTCCTGCATCGCCGGAAGGCGTTCGATCCAGAGCGCGCGTCATTCGCGACGTTCGCGGATCGCGTCGTCAGCCACCGGATCAGCACGTTGGCCAGCCCCACTCTAAGGCTCAAGGAAGAGCGGAGGGCCGTGTCCCTTGATGCTCCCGCTGAGGACGAGGACGGCAGTGAGCTGACGCTTCTCGACCTCCTTGCCGACGAGACGCCGCCGATCGACGAATCGGCCGCGATCAGGATCGACGTCGGCCGCCTCGTCGCCGGATTGCCACCGCCGCTCCTTGACTGCTGTGAAGTCCTGCTCGCCAACAGCATCTCCGAAGGCGCTCGCGCGGGCCGAATGCATCGCTCGACGGTCTACGAGCGTACCGCGCGGTTGCGGGAACGCGCCTTGGCGCAGGGTCTCGCCATCTATGTCACCGGCTCCCCCGACACTTTCGCTCGCCCCCCGGTAGATGACGAAGACCAGGTCGGCCCGATTTCGCCGGCATCCGACTTCGACCAAGAGGGGAATTTCATCATGAACGCGAGACCGAAGTTCCCGACGGTCCATCTGGCGCTGAGCGAAATCGACCTTTGCGGATGGCTTGGCCAGGCGGAGCCCGGCGACACTCTGGAGTACTACCGCGGCTTCCTGGTGGTCGACGCAATCCCGCATGGAAGCCGGCTGCCGGAACGCGACCGGGCGGAACTCGGCCGGATTGCCCGGCGGGCACTATGGGCCTCGGAACGCGGGCTCGCACATCTGATCCAGCGGCGTCACGGGCCGGACGACTACAGCTACATCATCGTCGCGCGGCCGAGGTCGCCGTCGCAGCCGCTCTCGGAACTGCTCGCGGCCGAGGTCGTCTGATGTCGGCGTCCTACGGTGGTGCCCGCGAGGCGACGTCATCGTCATGAACGGCGGCGTCTCCGAGCCGGCGCCTGATCGGGTCGGGCGATTCGACCTCGACGACATCGTCTCCCGCTTGAGGGAGCGGGCTGCCGAGTGGGTGCCTGACCATTTTCCTCGGGGGCGACTCGAAGGTCACGAGTGGCGCCTCGCCAACATCAAAGGTGATCCGCCGCGAAAGAGCGGCTCCTGCGTGATTACCCTCAAGGGAGAACACGCGGGCGACTGGATCGACTTTGACGGCGGCGAAGGCGGCGGCCCGATCGACACGTTGGCCCGCGCCACAGGGCGCGCCGGTCGCGACCTCTACGCCTACGCGGCGAAGCTCGTCGGCGCGGCGCCCGAGAACGTCGTGTCACGGCGGCAGCCGTCCGCCAGAGCGCAACCACCGCGCTGGGATGCGAGCCGCGAGGTCGATGCAGTCCTTGCCGCGACAGTGCCGATCGCCGGCACGGTGGCGGAGCAGTACCTCAAGTCCCGCGATCTCGCCGACCCAGCAGTGCCCGATCTCCTGTTTCATTCGAACCTTTTCCATCGCGAGAGCCGCACCAGCCATCCGGCGATGGTCGCGATCGTGAGGAATCAGGATGGCGAGCGGACGGCGATCCATCGCACATGGCTCAGCGGCGACGGCACCGGAAAGGCCGACCTCTCGAAGCCACGCATGATGCTCGGGCCGGTGGCCGGCGGTGCGGTCCGCTTGGCCGAGATCGGCGCCGACAACGTGCTCGGCGTCGCCGAGGGCATCGAGACGGCGCTCGCTGTCATGGCTGCCTGCCCGAACCTGCCGGTGTGGGCGACGCTCTCGGCTGCCGGCCTCGAACGGGTCGTCCTGCCTCCGGATGTGCAGAGCGTTGTCATCCTGGCCGATCACGACGCTTCCGGCGTCGGCCTCCGGGCCGCTGAGGCGCTCGCCGACCGGCTTGTCGCTGAGGAGCGCGGCGTCCACATCGCCATGCCTCCGAACGCGGGAGACGACTTCAACGACCTGCTGCAGCGGGAAGAACTCGCGGCCGTCAAGGCGGCCGTCGATGCCGCGGAAGAGCGTCCACGACCCGCTGTTGCACCCCGTCTGGTGAGCGAAGCCGGCACCAATCGCCCGATCGGTTTCGATGGCGGGCCGTCCCGGCGACCGCGACTGAGCGCGGATGACGGGGATCTGGCCCGGCTCGTGCGCCAGACGTGGGAAGTGATCCATGCATCGAACGAGCCGCCATGGCTATTCCGTTCCGGTGGCCTCCCGACCTGGACCGTTCGTGACGATGACGGGCTCGCAACGGCGAAGCCGCTTACCGAAGACCGTCTCCGCCATACGCTGGCGCAACTCGCGGACTGGCGACGACGCACCAGGAAGGACGGCTTTGTGCCGGCGCACCCGCCCGCCGCGGTCGTAAAGGCGATCCTGGCGACACCTGATCCGTCGCTCCCCGTCCTCGTCGGCATCACGACAACGCCGGTTTTCGGACGCGGTGGCGAACTGCTGACCAGGCCCGGCTACCACGCCGACGCGCGGCTTCTCTACGATCCTCCACCCGGATTTGTCCTACCCATTGTGCCGGCCATTCCAACGCCGTCCGACATCACGTCTGCCCGTCAACTTCTCCTCGATGACCTCCTCGGCGACTTTCCGTTCACGGGCGACGCGGAAAGAGCCCATGGGCTCAGCCTCCTTCTTACGGGTTTCGTGCGGGCGATGATCGATGGCCCGACGCCGCTTCATCTCATCGAGAAGCCGACGCCGGGGACCGGTGCGACCCTGATGGTCGACGCGGTCGCGATGATCGTTACGGGCGGCGGCGTCAGCGTGATGGTCGAAGGCCGCGATGACGAGGAATGGCGGAAGCGCATCACCGCCAAGTTGCGGCAGGTCCCTTCGCTCATCCTGATCGACAATCTTCGCCGTCAGCTCGACTCATCGGCGCTGTCGGCGGCTTTGACCGCACCCTTCTGGGAAGACCGCATCCTTGGCATCTCCGAGATGGTGCGACTGCCGATCCGCTGTCTCTGGGTCGCGACGGGCAACAATCCCGAGTTCTCGAACGAGATGGCGCGTCGTCTAATTCGTATCCGGCTCGATGCCCGTGTCGATCAACCCTGGCGTCGGAGCGGCTTCCGCCATCCGAACCTGACCGCATGGGTTAAGGCGAACCGAGGCGAGCTGGTCGCCGCCTGCCTGACGCTCTGCCAGGCATGGGTCGCGGCCGGCATGCCGCGCGGCATCACTATCGTTGGCAGCTTCGAAGGGTGGGCGGGGGTGATGGGCGGCGTCCTTACCGTCGCCGGCGTGCCCGGCTTCCTCGCCAACGTCGACGAAATGCTCGAGGCGGCGGATGCCGAAGGCGCTATCTGGCGAGCCTTCGTTGCCCGGTGGTGGGAGAGCCATCACGGCAGCCCGATCGGTGTTGGCGACCTCTACAAGGTCGCGCTCCTCACTGAACCACCCATACCCCTCGGCGACGGCAACGAGCGTTCGCAGAAGACCCGGCTCGGCAAGGCACTCGGACGGATGCGCGACCGCATCTTCCACGTCGGGCCGACTGCTCTGCGCATCGCGTCCGCTGGCATCCGACATCAGGCGCAGCAGTGGCAGCTCGTCCACGAAGGCGACGCCTCACCGACCGGGGAACGTAGTGCCGGCGAGGCTCAACCCTCCCCGGCACGTTCCCCCGAAGAAACCGAAGACGATCAATGGGATGGGGAAGGTGGGGAACGTCGGGAACGTTCTCCCGCCCCTTTGGAGGATTTGGAGAAGGATCACGCATGATCAGGGAAGCACCGGAGAAACGTTCCCCAACCTCCCCACGTTCCCCGAGCCTTACGGCTCAGTGGATTTCCGACCGGGGAAGGTCGGGGGAACGTCCCCATCAACCTCCCCGGCATGACCACGACGGGCCGACACCATGAGGTGGGCGCCACCAGGGTTCGGCGGCGCCCGTCGCTCGCCCGAAGAGGTCAAGCGCGAAGGCTGGCGGGAGATGGGCGTGCTTGTCATCAGCACCGACGATCAGCGGCTGACCTGGCCCGAGCGTGAGCTGGTTCGGCAGCTCGGGGAGAAGCTCTACGGCAACCAAGAACAAGTAAGGGAGCCTCGCCGTGATTGAATGGACAGCAGAGCTTGTCGAGGAACGGCTCTTCGAAGCGGCCGATGTCATGAAGCGCCTGCCCGATACACGCGTGCAGGGCTACTTCTCGCTGTGGCCGAAGATCGTTCCCGAGTTCAGCGATCTCGTCGGGCGAGAACCCGAGAGGCTCCGTCGGCCGCCGCCGTCGCCTGAAGCAATCAGCCGAATGGAGCGGACAATGCCGTGGCTGACGTGGCTCGAACCCGAGGACGCCAAGCTCGTCTGGGCTCGCGCCGAGGGCTCGCGGTGGAAGTTGATCTGCTGGCGCTTCGCGATCAGTCGGGCGACGGCGCACCGGCGCTGGCAGTACGCGGTGAGCCTGATCACGTGGCGGCTGAACGGTCGACAGGTGCTATCGAAGCGGTCGCGCCGTCACCTCGTCGAGCGAGTGCGTTCCACGGTTGGAATGTGAGACATTTTCCGGTGGGACGAGCGAAGCCGAATCCGGCTATTTCTGCGCTAGGCTCGCGAGAGGCGCGTTCAGGCCGACTCCGCCGGCTGGCCCGGGTCCTTCCTGGCCGGTAACCTATGCTGGCGGCAATGGCGCGGAAGTTCGCCACTGACAGCCGCGAAATCTGAGTTACCAGTTACCACCCGATGATTGGCCCCGTGGAGGCCACAGGCGCGCAACGGCGCGGGTTTCGGCTCGGTGCCGAGTGGTAACCGGCAAGTGGTAACCGGCCCAGAGGTTACCACCCAGCCCACAGTCAACGGTTCCATCCGGAAACATCATGTCCTCCCGGCTGCACGAGACCATCGAACATTGGCCGGTCGAGCGGCTGCTGCCCTACGCGGCGAATGCCCGAACGCACCCCGATGATCAGGTCGCCCAGATCGCCGGCTCGATTGCGGAGTTCGGGTTCAACGTTCCGTGCCTGGTCGACGAGCGCGGCGTCCTCGTCGCCGGGCATGGCCGCTTGCTTGCCGCGAGGAAGCTGGGAATCACCGAAGTCCCGGTCATCCGGCTCGATCACCTGACCGACGCGCAGGCCCGCGCCTTTCGGATCGCCGACAATCAGATCGCCGTCAATGCCGGCTGGGATGACGCGACGCTGTCGGCCGAGCTGGCCCGCCTGAAGGAGGACGGTGTCGACCTCGAGCTGCTCGGCTTCCCGGAAAGCGAACTCGATCGGCTGCTCGATGGGCTCGGTGGAGAGTCGGGAGCGTCCGGCGACGAAGATGAGGTGCCCGAGCCACCGGTTGAGCCGGTCACGCGACCGGGCGACCTTTGGCTTCTCGGCGACCACCGTTTGCTCTGCGGTGACGCAACGGTGATGACCGATGTCGATCGGCTGCTCGCGGGGATCGTCCCGCAGCTGATGGTCACCGATCCGCCCTACGGCGTCGACTACGACCCGTCGTGGAGAAATGAGGCCGGCGTCTCGGCGACCACGCGCACCGGCAGGGTCACGAACGACGACCGCGCCGACTGGCGCGAAGCCTGGGCCCGGTTCCCGGGCGACGTTGCCTATGTCTGGCATGCCGGCGTGCATGCGCGGACCGTCGCCGAAAGTCTTGAAGCAGCCGGTTTCGCGGTCCGCTCGCAGGTCATTTGGGCGAAGCCGCGCTTCGTTCTCGGTCGCGGCGATTACCATTGGCAGCACGAGCCTTTGCTTCTACGCCGTCCGCAAGGGCTCGACCGGGCATTGGCAAGGCGCGCGTGATCAATCAACGCTCTGGACCATCGGCGCCACCGGCGACGAGGACGAGGCAACGGTCCACGGCACCCAGAAGCCGGTCGAATGCATGCGCCGGCCGGTTTTGAACAACAGCGCGAAGAGTGACACGGTCTACGAGCCCTTCGCAGGCAGCGGCACCACGATGATCGCGGCCGAGACGGTCGGGCGTCGTTGCGTCGCGATGGAGATCGACCCGCGCTACTGCGACGTGGTCGTTGACCGCTGGCAGAAATTCACGGGCGGTACGGCGGTGCTCGATGGCGAGGGACTGGCATTCGACGAAGCGAAGGCGGCGCGGGCCGCTTGATCAGTCGTGTTGGAGGTATCGCGTCGCCGTATCGACGCGCGGCGGAATATCGAGCCTTCGCTCGATGATACTCCGGACGAGGTAGTAGAACCGGCGGTCCTCCTCGTCGCGCTCGGGATCGCGGCAGAGTCGGTAGACCACCGACCAGGCGTCGCGGCCGTGCTCGGCGATGAGCGCCTGCGCGCGAATATTGGCGCGCCGCCTTGGCTCGGCTTGGTTCCTGAGAAATTCGAACATCGCAATGCTCGGCGAAATCAGCCCGAGCGCCAACACGGCATTCCCATGGACGACTGTCAACCAAACCGGCAATCCCGAACAATGTCGCTCGTCGAAGCCTTCGCGAATGTCGTTGCCGGATACGTCACGGCTGTGCTGACGCAGGCGATCGTCTTCCCGCTGTTCGGCCTGTGGATGTCGATCGGCGTGACCCTGCAGATCGGAGCGATCTTCACGGCGGTCTCGATCACGCGAAGCTTCAGTCTGCGGCGACTCTTCGAGGCAATCCGCGTCCGCCGCGCCGGACGAGAAACCGCCGCCCGGCTAAGGGCGGCGGATGATCGTACGTCCGAGGTCGACTAGCTCGCGATGCGGTAGACCCGGCCGCGGCCCTCGATCTTCTCGGAGGTCACGTCGAGCCCGAGCTTCTTCTTGATGGCTCCGGCGATGGCGCCGCGAACCGTGTGCGGCTGCCAGCCGAAAGCCTTGACGATCTCGTCGATGCTGGCGCCCTTCGGGGCCTTCAGCATCGCGATCAACTGCGCCTGCTTGCTGTCGGCCCGAGCGGGGCCAGACTTGGCTTTCTGCGCCTTGCCGCTTTTCGGCGCGCGAGTCTGCTTCGTCTTGGCCTTGGAATCGGAAAGCTTGGTCATGGAAGTCTCCTTCGGGTTCGGAAGGCCGCGCCCATCGCGAGCCTTCTACGACCCCGAGCCCCGGAGGCCGGGGCGGGGAGACCGCGACTACTCGGGATGTCGATCGCGTGCGCCATACATGCTCTGTCCGCGCCCGAAGCCAAGCGGATAAGCGGGCGTTTGATTGCTTTCTTTGAGCCCTGACGATCATGGGATTCTCAATCCGCGCCTATAGGCGGGAAATTCATCGCCCGTACAAGGGGGCGGTCGATGCACGAAGTGTGAGCACCTCGGCGCCGGGCTGCGGCATCTGGGCGAGAACGGCAAGAACGAACTGGCAGAATTTCCGGCGGATCGGCTCAGGTGCTAGGGTGCGCCGATGGCCGATGACGTCGAACAGATGCATGTCGACGCCGAACGAAGATCGCTCGCCGACGCGCCTCCCGATCCGCATTCGAACGCGCGGCAGCAGCAGCTATCAGCTCATCGTCGGCGACTGGACACGGTGGACAGGCCCGGAGGAAGATGAGCACGCCCATGCCGAAGGTCGACCACGACTGGATGACGAGCGTCACCGCCAAGGCAGTGGCGGAGTGACCGAGCCAGTCCACCGGCGGAGGTCCCAGCATCTTGAGCGAAGCGTTGAAGCTGCCGTTGAAGCCAAGGACGACGCTGAAGATGGAACCGATGATCACGCTGAAGAGCACGACGGGGAAGAAATACACGGAGCGAAACAGCGTGCGTCCGGAACGCCCTGGTCGATCAGGATCGCCAGCAGCATCGGCAGCGTTACGAAGATGGGGATGGAGAGCAACCACACCGGCGTTGGCAATCGACGCGCGGAAATTCGGATCGTCGAGCGCGCGCAGGTCGTTCGCCGCGCCGACGAATTCTCCTGGGTCCGTCGAGGTGGCGCTCGTCAGCGAGATGGCGAAGCCCCAGAACAGCGGGAAGATCCGGAAGACCAGGACCAGCAAGATCGCAGGCAGCAGGACATGGAGCGCTAG